GAAATACTGTCGTCACAATCTGCTCTAGCTTGTTGAAACGTTGGTAAATCTATTTCACTTGTACTTGCGCCTAATCCGTCACTTGACGTTAAATAATTATAAATAATATTTGCAGGATTATTAGAATAACCCGTAGCACTTGTAGAAACATTTAATATTTTTTTACCCTCAATAACTGCACTTATATTTGGAATACCGTTAGGGAAAACATCTGTTTCATAAGTTAATTTTACCATTAAATAAGCAACACCTCTTAATCTATGGTTGCTTGTCCAAACTGTACTTGCAGTATTTAAAACTGTATCAACTGTTTGTGTAGTTGAACCTAAATGTTTTACAATTTGTGCTTTACCTGAGAACGTGCCACTTGTCACGTTTCCTGAGCCGTCTAATTGCCCTGTTGTAATTTCTGTATCGTTAAAAAATACTGAGCCAATACTATTTACTTCGTGTCCACATAAAGCAATTACTAAATATAAATCTTTATTATCGTTTAAAGTTTCTGCGTGTACGATTGCACCACCTTTTCTAACAGAACCATAAATTATTGACCTATCAGCAACAGGACTACGAATTAAACTTTTTCTTTGTATAGCTTCATTTGTAAAACTATTAAAATCAGGTTGTTTAGGTTTACCCGCTAATTTTTTGTAAGCAAAACTTAAAACAGCACTTGCAATAAATGAAAATGCAAATTGTTTAAGACCACCAGATAATAAACCTTTCCAACCGCCTTTTGCATTTACATTTTTAACAACAACATTTGCAACTGACTTAGCTGTATTTGTGACAATTTTAACTGCACTACTAAACCAACCCATTAGTTATCTACGCCCCAAAATAATTCTTTTTCTGCAACACTATCAACAAATTCTAAACCTTTGTCGCCTGAGTATAAATTTTGTTGTTCTTCGTTTGTAAATCTTGTAATTTTTGGTCTTTCCCAATCTACTAATCTATTTTCTATATCTAATTCTATTGTAGCAGTATCAGATAAACTAATTGCCATTGTATCTACTTTGCCTACAAAAATTACAAAAGGGTCATCAACTAAACCATAACTATCGTTAAAAAATCCTAAATATTCTGTTGCAGGACTGCCTTGATATTCTTCTGTTAAAGCAACTGCAACGTATGTACTTGGTATTCCTGATATTTGTAATTTTATTCCGTTAGCTTGTAATTCGCTTGTTTCTTCAATATCAGATACCGTGCCTATTGTTCCTGCGCCTAACCAATTTTGACTACCCCAAGTAATATTACGGTCTGTACTGTTTAAATAAACATTATCACTTGGAAATTCTAATTTTAAAAAATAAATTGGTCTTAAAACGTCATCATTTAAAACATTAGCATTATTTGTTGTAAGTGTCTTAACCATTAAAAAACCTCAACACCACTAAAACTAATTCCATAAATACTAGACGTATTTATTGAATACGTTGTACTATCGCCCATTAATTTCATTGTGCATACAGGATTAACCGTAGTTATACTTGCGTCATTACTAGGGCTAGACCTTAAACTTGGTACAAAATTAACAGTCACGTCGCCTGAACTGTCTGTTGTTGCGTTAGCCGTGACCATTTTTAATTCGTTATTAACTGAGAAAAAATCCCCTGCCTTTAAAACTAAAGTTGAGTTTGCGCCACCGTCTAAAATTAAACTTGTCCCTGTTTGATCTGCACCGTTAACTAATAAAGTTGACCCTGCAATAGTACCTGAGGGCGAACGGTGGTTTGCGTCATAACCAAAAAAACTATGTACTCTACCTTGTAATCTTTGTAAAAAACCAATGTATTCTAAAGCATTGTCTTTTTTCATTGGTGGTAAATTAAATGTTGCGTACCACCTTGCACCTGTTAATTCTGAAACCTGAATACTATTAGATAAAGGACTTTCAAATACTTGGTTGTTATTTTGTAAACCAAATTCTACTGAACTAAATCCAACTGTTGTCGGTATTGCGTAAGTTGTCATTATGCTTTAACTCCTAAGGCTCTAGCAAAAGAACCGCCTCTATTTCTAGCGTCCATTACTCCGTTTAATGCTTCTTGTTTAATTAAAGGCAACATACCAAATATTTCTGCTCTTGCAGTTTCACTTACACTTGGCATTATGTTAATTTCTTGTACAATTCTTATACTATCGCCACCACTACCAATTTTATGATTAGGAATTATTGTACCATTACTAGAGGGTTGAAAAATTTCTGCCCCTTGCTCTCCAACTACATAAGGCTTTCCACCTGCTACACTACCACCTTTAGCCATAAATCCTAAAAAACCTAATGGGTTTCCTGACATTAACATAGCAGTACCCTGCGCTTTATTTTTGTTTTCTTGTTCCTTAGTTTGTTTTCTTTTTTCTGCGGTTATTAATTGTTCTGTTGTTAATTTACCTATTAATAAATTGTTATTCGTAGCCTCTAAACTATTTGCGATTATTCTTTGTCCGTTAGTTTCTTTTACGGCATTTGTGACTTTTCTATTTTTTTCTTCAATTTCTTTTGTCTTATCTATTGCAACGCCTAAAACATCTCTAATAACACTTGATATTTTTTCAGCTAAAGGTTTTGTGACTGTTTCGTTATAAATCATTTGAACTAAACTAGCCCCTAAACTTCTCATAACCTCAGATAATTTTTCGCCTGATAAAGTTGCTTTTTCAAAACTTTTTGCAATAGTATTTCCAAAACTGTCGCTTGAACTTTCTAATCTTGTTAAACGATCTTCTACTAATTGTAATTTTTTTCCTGTTTCATCTATATTATCTTTTGTTTTATTAAAGGCTTCGTGTAAGTTATCTGTTGAAGAAGTGACCTCATCAACATTTTTCTTAAAACCCTCTAAAATATTTACAATTCCTTGTAAACTAAAACTAAAATCTTCAAATTCTTGTCTATTTTTTTTACTAAATGGGTGTTGTATTACTTCAATTGCTCTTTTTAAACTTACAACAAAACTACCAACACCTGTCACTAAACTCTCAAACATTTTGATAGCTTTAATACCAAAGTCTATTAAATCTTTTGCGCCTACTTTAGCAAAATTTTGAACTGAACCGTTTGCGTCCTCAATAGACTTTAAAACTTTTTCTCTTATATGTTCAGATAATTTTAAAAACGCTGGACTAATGTTAGCAACTATTTGATTTACAATATTCATAAAAACAGTTTTCATTCTAACAATACTATCGTTAAAATTTTCTACTGCTTCTACTTGCTTTTTATTTAAAGAACCAAATTTATTACTTTCTATTGCAAATTGTTTTAAGGCTTCACTACCACCTTTTAAAACATTAATTAATTCTGCGCCTCTACCACCAAATATTTCTTGTGCAAATTTCAGTTTAAGTGTTGAATTTTGTACCTGATCTAATCTATCTGCAACTAAACCTAAAATTGCCATTTGATCGCCACTTAAAGCAATTGCGTCTGATTGTGAAATACCTAAAGCTTTAAAAGTTAAAGTTGCTTCCCCTGTACCATTTAAAAAATCTCCAAAGTTATCAGTTAAACGTCTTGTTGCTTTTGCAAACGTTTCAAATTCTATTCCGCCAATTTCGGAAGCTAATCTTAGTGTTTGTAAATCTTTAACTGCAATACCTAATACATTAGACATCTTGCCTAAACGGTCTGTTGCAGTTAATGAGTTCTTAATTAAAAGACCCATACCTGCTACACCAACCGCACCTGTAAGCGCGGTTTTTAAATTAAAAACTGCGCCACTAACTTTTTTAAGTCCGCTTGTAATACCTCTAAACGCCTGTTTAGTTTTATTTACTGCGGTTATCTTAAAGCTAATACCTTTTTGTGCCATTTTTTAAATTTTCCCGTTCTTCTTTAATTTTAAAGTAAGCCAACCAACCATTATATTCTTTAACGGACATTGACATTATCTCGTTAACTGTTTTGTGTAGTTGTTCAGCTAATTGATAGTAATTATATAAATTTACGTCTAATTTTAAGTTTTTTTTTCCAACTCAATTGTACTGTCCCCTGTAATTTTAGATGAAAGTTCAGCTAAAACATTTGGGTCAACTTCGGTCATTAATCTTTGTTTATCATTTATAGAAAAAGCTTTATCGCCATTTTCTTTTAAACACTTCATAATAATTAAATCTACAATACTCTCTATTGGATTTTTTTGTGATTTTTCATATAAACGTCTTTGTTCATCAAGGTTAAGAGGTCTTACGGTAAATACCGCGTTCCATTCCTTAACCTCGATTGTTCGTTCGCCTTTTGATGAAAAATGTTTTACCGCTTCGTCTAATATTGACATAAATTATTATACTGTTGCTATTGTAATTGCGCCTGTTATTTGAAAACCAAACGATCTTTCTACTATTCCGTCGTGCGATTGTGAAACACCAACAGAATTAATAATTGCTGAACCTGAATAGTAAGTGTCGCCACTTGTTGCGCCCTCAGGGTACAAATTTAAAGTGACTGTTGCGCCAATAGTCATTGCGCCTTGACCATTACTATCTGTTTCGTCCCAAAAACAATCCATAGTTCCTGAAGAACTTGATTGTGTTGCGCTGAAAGTTTTTACTGTATCGCCAAGCTTAGTTGTTTCAACCGTGTCTTGTGATTGGTCTAAAGTCCAATTTTTTAATTCTGCAATAGCATTTGAACCGACTTTAACAGTTCCTTGTGAGCCTGTATGTGTAGCCATTATTTGTTATCCTCTTTTATTGTTAATTTACTTTTTGTTTGTTTAATAATTGGACTAGAACCCTCTTTACTAAAACCTTTTTTTTCAAAATTTTCTAGTTCGTAGTCCCATATCTCAATTTTATTATCGTCTTTTACGACTATAATTCTTTTTGCCATTATCCTAATACCTCAGGGTTAATTTTTGTTGTTATATAGTGAACGTTAAACGTCAATTTAATAACGCCTAATTGTTGATTGCCTATATTCTCTAATTCGTATTCTGTATTTGTTAAAAATGTTTCTTTAGCGTGACCACCTCTAGTTAAATCAGTTGCTAAAGCCACC